AATGTTAACATGCTTGAGTTTGTGCGAGAAGATTTCTTCAGGCACATTAAAGACTCTGTGACTCCGGTTACTTATGCTCCCCTCTCGACTGAGGATGCCATTAATGGTGTCCCCGGTGTTCGATTTTTGGAAGCCATGAAGCGGAAAACCTCTGCAGGTTATCCGTGGAACAAGAGTAAACTTCACTTTCTCACACGTGTAGGTGACAAAGTTTATCTCAACGAGGAAATGCAAGCAAGAGTGGGTTTAATTGAACTTAACGCCCTTAATGGTGTTATTGTTCACCCAATCTACACTGCTGCCTTGAAGGATGAAGCTCTTAAGCTGTCAAAGATCCTTGAATATGCGACTAGAGTGTTCTATGGAATGCCAATGGATCACAGTATAGTCTCACGGAAATACTGGTTACCGATGGTTCGGTTTATTCAGAGTAACGTGCAGACTTTCTGTTGCTACGCTGGTGTGAATTGTCATTCTAGGCAATGGGAAATCCTAGCGAGGAACCTTGTTGCTAAGTGTGGTTATGCGAACGTTGAGGGTTTTGCCCTGGCTCGCTGTGAAGCACTTGTTAATGATGGTGACTTCAAAATGTTTGATGTCTCCTGGACGGCAGAGTTGCTGTATTATGCAATAATGCTTCTAGTAGACGCCTTAGTATTAATAGGTTATTCCGATAGGGATATCCGAGCGTCTAAGGTTTTGGCTTTTGGATCATTCAACGCCTTTGTGAATTTCTTTGGGGATTTGCTGCGCCTTTATGGTATAGTTCCCTCCGGATGGATTCTTACTGTTATTATCAATTCCATTGGTAATAGATTGCTAATTGCTTATTGTTTTTACAAGATGGCACCTAGGCATAACAGATGGCGTTTCCATGAAGTTGTTTTCTTCGCTGCGTATGGTGATGATAACTTAATGGGCATCGACCCCCGTGTACCATGGTTTAACCATATTACACTAGCGGCTGAGCTCAAATTGTTAGGTTTTACTTTTACAACTGCGGATAAAACAGGGGTACCTACTCCTTATCGAGCACTTGCTGACGTTACTTT